GAAACTCCCGGCAGATTTAACGGCGGAATCGCTGTCGTTCCCGTCGAAGGCGGAGCAATCGCCGGACGCTGTTTTAGATCGTCCTGCTCGTCATCATCGGGAATGTCGAAGAGCCCCATTGCTTTAGCTCGCGACTCCGCTGCCGACCGATCCGGCTGTTTTCTCGATATTGTTGAAGGAATTCCAGAAGTCGTTATTTGCTAGTTCGCTGCCCTGATTCTCGGTGCCCAGCGCGCTATTCGAGGAATTCAAATAGCTTTCTGCGGTTCCTAGATCCGTCCCGTACAAACCCTGCAATGCCGAGAGGGCTTGCTGTTTCTGTTGTTGCTGAAGATTCGCCTGGTTGGCCTGAATCTGTACCGCGTTTTGTGAGTCTTGCTTCATCGCATCCCGCGTACCCGTGCCGATGGCTCCCTGGAATCCGCCGGCGTTGCGGGTTCTCGCGGCCGTCAAATTCGCTTGTCCGGTGACCGCTCCGGTCGCACCGCCCAGAGATTGCTGCGAGGCCGTATTCATGTCGGCCATCTGGGTTGGCGTGTAGCCTTGCGGATTGGTGGCTTGGGCTTCGAGTGTCGGATCTAAAAATCCGTAGAGACTCGAAGCGTTCGAATTCAGGTTCTTGTTGTTAGACTGCGCAACGCCTGAATTCGAAAGTAGCTGCCGATTGCTCCCCTTGCCCATGGAAAACTCCTAGATTCCCGACCCACGGAATAAAGCCACCGGGTCTTTCGACATGCGGACAATCAATTTCTGAATCTGCATCTGTACGTCAGTAGTTCCGGGGAGAGGTTCTACCTGAATCAAAAAGAAGCATCGTTGCGCGTGCACGCAAACTGTCCATTCGAGATCGAAGGCTAGAGCCGTTCCGCCGTCTGCGTCCTTGCTGAGTTGCCGCGGCGAAGTTGGGGCCAGGGGATTGTTCAGCGAGTTCACATAGGGCGTGATCGTAACCAGTCCGACTCCGGTAATGAAGGCGCTGATGTGCGAGTAGAAATGTCGCGCGCTGCCGAGCTGATACATCTGCTCCTGATCGTGGTCGATGAAGGCGTAAGTGAAGTAGTAGGGCGCGATTTGCCCGTAATCGTCGTCCGTCAGATAAGCAGGATCTAGCGAGTAGAGGTTCCCGAACGAGACGCCTTGCGAGTTCGGGCCGCCGCCAAGATAAAAGGTGCGCGCATTTCCTGGACGAATCAGCACTTCCCCGGAGTAGGCGGCCATGTTCCAGCGCGACCATTTGCGGGTCATGTCGCTCGACTTCATCTTCCCGGTGAGCGTGATATGGATGGGCAGGGCGGCCGCGATCTGGGCGACGGTATCCATCTCGCGGTAATCGAGCACAAAAACTACGTTCGGAGTTTGGGATCCATTAATCGGCGCGCCGATATAAGCCCGCCGCTGATTCAAATCATTTTTTACCCAGACGGTTTGCTGCGCCGCCCAATTGATGTCATCCCAAGTGACAGCGGTTGGGGCCGTGGCTTCGGTGCGCGACATTTCCTGCGCCACCTTGTAGAAGTCCGAGCCGACGTGTAGGTAGACTCCGTTTTTGCTGGCGATAATGTCCCAATCTTCCGCCGCATCGCCGGTGCCAAATTTCCCCGGATCGCAGGCTCTAAGGGATAAGGCTCCGACGCTGTGCGAGAGCGCATTCACGGGCCATTGATCGGGCTCTTGATCGTTATCCTGAAACTCATGGACAGCTTCGGCGGTTTTCATCATGCCGACATTTTTTTGCAGGGAGAAGCAGCGGATGGGCGAGTCGTCGTCGGCCGCGCCAAGATTTCCGGTGGTCGCAGCGAAGGCTTCCGGGTTTTCGACGTAGGAGATTTTCGCTGTGCCGGTGTAGGGGTTCTGGGTGAAGACAATTCCAACTTCCGAGAGAAGCAAGGTCGAGCCGTTATTTAATCCGGATTCGTAGACGCGCAGAACTGTGTCGCTGGGAATTGTGGCCGGAGTCTCGGCGCTGAAATTCGCCTGCAAAAATCCGCCGGTAGTTGAGGCCTGGCTGATGGGAATCACGGCTGAGGCTAAAACCCCTGCCGTTGGGCTGTAGAAGTCAACGATGATGTCGCCGGAGAGATTGGCGGCGCTCGCCTTTGCCCAGATTCGCAGGGTGTAATCGGTGAGGGCAGACAGAATCGCGTCATAAAAACTATCCTGATAGGCCGGTTGGGTAATCTGGCCCTTTGGGTTTGTGCTTCCATCTCCCGTAATCTGCCAGGCCATCCCGTTCGCCCAGGAGCCGCCATTTACGAGCGTTCCGCCAGAGGTTGCGGCCGTCCATCCGAGAGGGGTTCCGAGCGCTCCCGAAAGATAGCCGCCGCAAAACCCCATGTTGAGAAAGTTTTCGATTTTGTTGTAGTCACCCCAGGTGGCGAGTCTGGAGGCGTAGCCGAAGAAGCCAAGCACCGGACCGAGCACGACCTGATCGAATAGATCATTGCCGACGACGTCAATGGGGATCCCGGCGAATAAGGCGTTATCCGAAAAATCAATGATGGCCGAGCTCGAGGTGTTATCGGGAATAATGAAGGCTTGGACGACCGTCGGCGGGCCCGTGAGATTCGGCAAGACTCCGGGCGCGGTCAAGGTAAAGAAATTGTCTCCGCCTGCTCCGGAAAAGGCTAAAACCCTGGCTACAACATTCGACGGTCCAATGGCGAGGTCGGCAATCGCCGCTCGCACTCCGCCGCCCGAAGCCCACGAGAATGCCGGGGACGGTCTGGTGAGTGCGCCCGTTCGCAGCAAGAACATCTGCACGCATTGGTGCTGTCCGACGGAAAGCTGTCCGGCGTCCGAAATCGTACCGGCGCCTGAAGTTGCCAGCGCATAAGAGCCGACCATGACCACAATCTCAGTGATGCCGCTGGCTAGAATGACCGGCCAAGTCCCGTTGTAGCCAGAAACTCCGGCTCCCGCGATCGCCACTAATTGCCCGGCGACGAATGGCATATTTGCCGCCGTAAATACTTCTGCGTAAGGAAACTGAAAGGTGCCGCCAGAGCCAACCGCGAGCCCAGCCGTTCCGTTAATGAACTGAATGGTGTAAACGTGCCGGCCGGCCGACGCTGGGGCAATCGAAACTGAAGCTATGGGAAAGGTGCCGTTGTAACCGGTGGTAGCTCCCGCGATCTCGATGGCGTCGCCGATGCGCGGCGTCAACCCAATCGTGGTGGGGTTGCTGACCAGGGTCACCAGTTGACCCTCTTCCGCCAGACTGTTAATCCCGATGGCTGCCACCATCCCTAGGCCAGTGGGCGAGGCGTTAATTGGAAACGAGAGGTCGTAGTCCGCCACGATGGGAGCCGTACCTGGCCCGTCCATCGTCACTCGGTCCAAGTTAGTGCCGTCGTATTGCAGCGGGACAGCTTGCCCGTGCAGCAAATCCGAAGACGCGATATATTCCCGGCCAAAGTCCGAGACTGAGTGCGCGTACATCCCCGAAGGAAGCTGGGCGATCTGAGTAGGCACGCCCGGAGAATTCCCCACATCTTCGACCCGCAGAACTCCGTCTGAGGTCAGAATCAAGGTGAGCGGGTCGCCATTTGGCTGCACATAACTTTTGTGATATACGACCGCGACCGCGCCAAAGGAAGGATTGAACAGCTTATGCAATCCGGGGCGGTCGTTCGCCCCGCCCGGCAGGAAGATCATGTCCTGGTTGTCGGGAGAGAGGCCTTCCGGCAGATCGGCAGGCGAGATTTCCGTGTCGGTGCCGCCAAATAGCGACAGCGTGACATCTACCGGAATTGGCGGGGCTAGGGCTTGGCTTGCCATGGATTAAGAAGTGGAGAGATAGAGTTGCGAAAGCAGTCGAAAACTAAAACTGTGGAATCGGACTGCGCGTGGGTAAGCTTCCATACCCTTGTCCGCCGGAGAGTCCATTCGTCGGCGCGGTGCCAGAGCCAGCACTAGGTTGCGGCGCAGGTCCCGCCGCTGTTCCGCCGCCCACTACAGCGGTCGGGCTACTCGCACCGCCGAAATAAATCACTCCCGAAGGTGCCGAGGTCGGATATTGGCTGTAGGCGCGCCAGTAAAACGTCTGGTTGCCGAGCGTTCCTCGCCAGTTCCGCGCCGGGCCGAGCGAAACCACCGTCCACGGCCCGACTGCCGTCAGGGAATACTCAAGAAAATATTCAATCCCGCGGCTGACCGGGTTATTGTCCTGAATCGCTGCGTCGAATATCCCGCCCGATGCGGTTACGCTCAGGCTTGAGACTTGCGGCGGAGCGGCCATCGTTCCCTGAGTCGAAGCGTTCGCCTGGCTGCTGACGTTTGCTATCTGACTGGCGAGGTCATCGAGCGCCTGACGGACATTCGGGTCAACGATGTTGTTGCGCCGTAGGTATCCCGCGCCCTTTTGCGAGAGCGCCATTTACGGGACCGGGAAGCAGGCTTCGAAGAGAATCACGTCGCCGGTCACGCCAGCGGGATAAGCGCCGGCCGAGAGTTCCGTCAGTGCAGTTTGCGCGGCGGCGCCAGTGAATACCTGCATGGTGCCATTCTTGAGTGTGGTTCCAGGCGCAAAGCCATATTGGTACTGATGGGTTTGCGGAGTGGCTGCCGGGCACGCCGACCAGATGCGAACTTCGACCGGCAATGCGGCGGTAGGCAGGCTTGCTCCGGGCGCACCCGCCGCTAACGCGAAAATGGTGGTCAGATCGAGCGTGTCGCCGCCGGCTGCGTAGTTGCCGGACGGAGTGATGATGCCGCGCACGCGCAACAATTTCGGAGTTTTTTCGATAAGCGGCTGCGCGTTGTCTGACGAGGTTTGAATTGCAATAGCTAAAGACATGAAAAACTCCTTAATTCGTGCGAGATTTTTGGATCCTGAATTGTCGAATCGTGAATTGTCGAATCAACGTGCTATCCGGTTTAGATTTCTGCGTCCGCCCCATGGCTGGCGGTGAAATGAGCCTCTTTGCTGGGTCTTTTCCCAGGCGTTCGTGATCTGCGCGCAGGCGGCATCGCCTTTCGCCGCATAAGACGGGGCCAAGAGCCCGCCGCGAGGCTCTACGAAGGCTTCTGCGGCGTAATAAGCGAGAGCGTCCGCCGAGCGCATGATGGGGACTTGCGTCGAAGTAAATCCGCCGGCCGATGCCGCCAAGTCCGGCAAAAAAGATGAATAGCGCACCCGCATATCCATAAGCAGGAGTGACCCGGGGAAATAAAGCGCATCTTCCCGCCAGTCCCAGCGCCGGTTGTAGCTTCCCTTGACGTAGGACCGTAAGCCGTCGCCCGCGAGGTGCATGGGCCGGAAAGTGACCGTCATTCCTGTCTGGCGCTCCCAGATTCGCAAAGGCGAGATGAAATCCTGCGGCAAAACCGGACCCGGCGGCGTCGTGTTCGGGGTTAAATAATTCGTTCCATCGAAAAACTGCGTCCAGGAAATATATTGCTGCGAAATCGGATCGAGATTCGTAATTACCGGGATGGAGAGAACGTCCACTTCGTTCTGCATCCGGGGATGGCCCAGATCGGCGAGCTTTTTCTGCAACTTTCGCCAGCCCAGATTCACCGTCGGCAAAACGTAAGCCTGATTGTCGGAAAAAATGTCTCCGGTCGGGAGTTGCGCCGAAAAAGCCACGCCATTTTGCACCCCAGCCGATTGCACGATGATCAAGGAGATCGCGCTGAGCACCTGCGTTACCTGATAAGACACAGCATTGATAACCATCGGCGCACCGTTCATCAGGTAGGAGAATTTATTTCCCGACACCCAGGCGACAGCGGTGCCGTTGACGTTCACCGTGCCTGCAAGATTCGGTTGTATCCCCGCGATATAGTCGGCCAGCGCGGTGCGCGTCATCTGCGTCACCTGCGCCAGCGAATCGTAGGGGGCTGAGAGATTTAATGGCAAACTAGCTCGCTTTTACCTTTGATTTCTTTGCAGATTCGCGATCGGCAAGAGCTTCCGGGCTGATGTCCTGCTGACAGTGCTTGCAGAAAACTGCGCCATCTTTGATCGGTTCGCGGCAAAGCGGGCAGTCCGACATCACATGCTCCTGGTTGCCCCAGAGTTGTTTCAATCCGAGCACCGCCGCGGCTTCGTTATAGTTTTTGCGGTCGAGCATGGGAACCTTTTCGCCGGTTTGCACCAGCTCAGAGCCTTTGGCGTAGATCAACTCCATCATGCGGACAAGTTTCGCGCGCGCCGCGGCAATTTCCTTCTTGGTCGGTTGTTCGTTCGTGGTCGCAAACACTCCGAACCACTCCCGGTTCGTGGTGAATAAGTCGAGCGCGGGCGAGGTTGAATTGACCCCGATAATGTCCTGCGCAACGGCCATCCCGGCATCGACCGCCGTGCCCATGTTGGCTCCGCCGTCGCCGAGGTCATATTCCGAGAGGACTAAGCCATCAATTACGAGCGGCTCCGAGTGATCTTCGCCTTCCGGGCAAGCGGGAATGGTGTATTTACCTTCTCCCCAGGTGCGCGTCCACACGTTGAAGATGTAGACCGGGGGAACTTTTACCGTTCCGAGCGCCGCCTTCATGGCGGGCATGGTGCGATTGCGTTTTCTGAGCATCTCTGTGGCGTTGGCGCGAACTGGCATCAGCATTGGGAGTTTCTCCTTTTAAGAAATCTGTTTGATGGAGCCGGGCTTGCAGCGCAGTTTCGCTTGCAGGTGCGGCGGCAGGTCTTCGAGCAAAATAATTTTCTGATCGGCTGAGGTTTTCTTGCCGGGGATGCCGGAAATGGCGTTTTCGCCGAGTGGGCCGCCAACCAGCCCAATTCCCGATGCATCATCGAACGCATCATCCACCACTTGGACGGTATCTTTTTCTTCTCGCTCCATTATTTCCAGACGATGATTTTTCTTGAGCCAGTGGGGAACGAGTTTGGTTTCGACGGCACACTTAATCAGCAATCGCAGGCTCTCCGCTCCGAAATCTTCGAGCGACATATATTGCGTTTCTTTTCCCGGTATGCCGAATTGAATGGTGTGCGCGTGACAGTAAGGTCCGTCAGAATTAGGTTTTGGCCCGAAGGCTTCCTCGCGCCATTCGCCGTATAAACTCCAGGGCACTACTTCTTCGAGAATCCAGCGATCGCCGAGATGCGGATAGGACTTCACCGTTTTCCCGAAGCACTGCTCGGTCACGCCCGGTGCCCAGATCACGCGAAATCTTGGGATGCCCGCTAGAAGCGTGGTCCCGAAGCTATCCGCGATCTGTTTAGCCCACTCTGGGGTCTGCATGATTAAAATCCGATCGGTATTGCAAGGGCTTCAATGCGTGCGATTTCTTTTCCGTCGATCACTAGGTCCACGAAGTGTGGGTTGGCTTTGTCATCTGGCGTTACTTTTACCCCGCCCATCGTGCAAGGCGAATGGCCATAGCGTTTTTGCGATTCGCCCCCAACTTCGGCAGGAATCGCGACAGACGAAATCACGGCCATACTGTGTAACTGGTGTAATTGAGCGGGCGGAACTCGCCATTCTGCGTTCGACAGATCAAATCCATCGCGCCTGACGAGCAACAGCAAAGACTTCACGAGTTCTGGGCTAAGAGCGTGAAAGTAAGCGCACAGGATGATCATTAACCCTCTCTTGAAATTCTTTGCGCCAGAGGGCGACGGTCCCCACTTTTTCAAGGTGCCGCCGCCACATGACGTTATCCGCGTCGTTGGCGAAGTTGATCAACTCCGAAAATAAGTGCTGATCCACTTCGCGGCTGACGATGGTCTTCAATTACATTCCGGTTGGGATAGCGCAGCCGTCGAAATAGAGGCCACACTTCGGATTCTCCAAGCACACCTGGAATCCGCCCCAGATGTAGTTGATCTGCGAGAAGGTCAGGCCGCCGTCATCCCCGTAGGTCTGAAAAACGGTCTGTCCGCCGCGCTCAAGCGGCCCGATCGGCCGCAATTCGCCACGGAACCACGACTTCAAATGCAGGCAGTCGATGCGTCCGGGACGAGCTTGTTTTGAAACTAGTTTGGGGTAACCGGCAACGGTTTCGGCAGATTGCTTTTTAATCATGTCGATGTTGCGGTCGCCTTTGGTTTCGTTCCAGATGATGGTGGGATTTGCCATGTACGCATAGTTTTCGAGGGCCTGGTCCTGGTCGAATCCCATGTGCACTAACAAATCGAGTTCCATCTCGGCAGGCAGCACTCGGCGCAGGTAGTTCAAGCCCAGCTTTACCGAGGATGGAGTCACGGCAAAGTTGTTCATGGCAACGTGCGGGGTTTTCAGTTGTCCGGGGAAACTCGCGCGCGGCAGGTTGTTCCACGCTTGAACGTTCGAATCGAGATGATTCGAAGCGAGCGATTGCAGCGAGGAATTGGCAATCCCCGGCGAACCGTCAATCACCAGAACATCTCCGACAATGGTGCCGGGAGGCAGCGCAGTCGAGAGATAGAGCTGCTTGGCGTTGACATCGACGTTCAGGATGGTGATCGAGCCGCGCGAGGCTTGGCCGACTCCGGGAAGCACCTGAAAGTCTTTCTGGCCTTGGAACATATTGGCGTTGTTGACGCCAATGACAGTTCCGGCAATGGAGGTGATGGTGTCGAAGATTCCGGCTGCGTTGGAGTCGGAATTGAGCAGGGATTCGCAGAAGTTACGGAACTGGACGACCTGCTTTTCCATGTTCCGCTTGGCGAAGTCTGCGACCGCCTTGTCCGCCGAGTCGGTGGCTGACATGGCGAGGTCGGTCATTTCCGTCGCGGCTTCAAAGAAGGCGACGGAGGTTTGCGCGCGCGCAGCCTGAATGGCGGCTCCACGTCCAGCGTTGCCGCCGTCCGGGTCAACCTGCCGGGTTTTGGTGCCCGGTACCAGGTCAAGCGCCCAAGCCAGAGCGCGCATTGCGGTTACTTCCACAGGGCGCTTTTCGATTTTGTCGAACAGCAGGTGGTCCCGCTGCATCGCGTCCTGAACTTTTTTGATTACTTTTTCGAGCTGATAAGCGATTGCTTGAGCATTATTTCCTTGGGCCATAATCGAAACTCACTTTGTCTGTGGGCTTCGAAGAATCGTCCGTTTTCTCGATACGAGCGGCTTGGATGATGCCGGGTTTGGGATTATTCGAGCATGTCTCTGAAGGGGCGACTCAGGACGGTCGTCCGAAATCACTTCGGATGGGCTTCTCCGCTCTTCCCGTTTTTTAGCCCGGTTCGGCTCCGGGTGAAGAGCTTCAAAGCAAAATTTGTAGGGTTATCCCCAGGTAACGACTTTGCCGTTTTTGAGCACGGCGCGCGACTCGAACATGTCGGTGCGCTTGTCGGACCAGTCTATAGTTTTGGGATCGGGCTTCGCGGCTACACGCAATACTCCCGCCTGGGGAGTGGCGTTATTTCCATTCCCCGGCTGCCGCTGCGCATTCGGTTTGGTGGCTGATTTTTTCGTGATGCCGTAATCTTTGGCGACGTCCGCGATGATGGTCGAGTCGGCCAGAATGGAGTCGTGTTTGCGGTTCATCATCTGCGCCGCCCGGTTGGTGTCGCCGGTCTTCATCACGTCCTTGTAGTTCTTCACGAACTTCGCATCCGCGGCGGCGGTATTCATCACGCGGCTGAGGATTTCCCTGCGCATCGCTTTATAGGAGCCGGGCTGCTCTTCCGCGAAATTCTTCAAGTCAAATCCCGCGAGTTTTGCCTGCTTCTCGATGTGCGTGGTCATCGACTTCCCAAGCTGCGGGATGGTGATCTGGTTTACGGTGTCATTGCGGAGCTTTTCGGTTTGGGTAGTAAGGTTGGCACGGTCGTCTTCGAGCTTCTTGCGGTCCGGGTCGATTTTCTTTTCGGGAATCTTCGAGGCTATGCGCTTGATGCCGTTGTACCAGTCGGCCAAATGCTTCGCCAGTTCCTGCGCCTGCGGATTGTCTTTGAGATTGACCAATCCCCGGTAAACATCTCCAATGGGCGACTCGTCGCCGTCAAGCGTGTTGATGAGCACCTTCGACATCAGGTGCTGGTACATCTCGGGGTGCTTGTCGGCTACAAAGTCGAGCGACATCCCAAAGGCTTTGAGGCTTGCGCCTTCGTTCGCGGCGAAAGAATTTTCCAGCCACTTCGCCGGATCGTTCAGAAATGTTTGCGCGTCCTCATGAAACGCCTGATTATCTTGCTGGATGGTCGAGACGCCTTCAACCCCGCCGAATTCCTGCAAGGTGTCGGCAAGTTTCACGGCTTCATTCACGCCGCCGGGGAACTTCTGAATCAGCCGTTGCTGGCCGAAAAATAACTGCTTTACTTCTTTGTCGAGGCCTTGCGCTTTCGCCGCGTCGAAGAGGTTCTTCCATTTGGGCGGGACTTTGCGCCCGTCGCCGATGTCGATCGGGGCGTTGAGGTCGGCTTTCTGTTCTCCGTCTGCTGCATCATCAGTGACGGTGCCATTATCCGATTGAGAACCATCGACGTCAGATACTCCGTCGTTAGTTCCTCCATCGTCTGAAGTTGGCGCTCCATCGCCGCTCGCTCCATCACCCGTGGCAGAGCCAGAGCCATCTCCGCCTGCCGTTCCGCCAGCGTCACCGATTGCAGGTGCGCCAGCGGCAAAGAACATCGTCGCACCAAATAAGAAATAGCGTAAGAGATGTTGAATCCAAGTATTCATAGGGAGAATAGCCTCTCAAGGTCTGCAATTTGATCTTTGTCGCGCACGGATAAAACTGGCATGTGCAGTTTCTCTTCCAGGATGAGCTGTGCGCATCGGCGAAGGCGCGGCATATCCTGTTCTGTCGCGTCGTCAGTAAAAATGTAGTGAAGCAGCGGCGTAGGCTCGTTGCCCATCGAGCCGTACATCATCGCTCCCACCGAGGTCCAGTCTGGGACGAGACCAGTCGTCCGAATATATTCTTCGCGAGTAAGTCTTACTTCCTTCATGCGGGCGGCGGCGCTCCTGCTCCGGGCTTCGGCGGAACGTGTCCGGGCGGCGGAGCCATCGGCGGCGGTCCACCGAGCGGCGGCGGGATAATCAAACCCTTCATCTTTGCCGCCTGCACGTGCGCCAGCATGTGAAGTTTCCCGTCATCCCAGACGAGCGGTTTCTGGGATTTGATCTTCTGCCCGTCCGGTGAATTCAAGATGCGGAACATTTCGAGCGCGTGAACTACGTGATCGTCGGTATCAACGTCAATCTGCACGGACGAGCGCATGATCGGTTTTTCTTCTGGTAAGGGTGGAAGTTGGCCTTGATGCCCGAGCGCAGCGGCCGCCTGTGTTGCCATTTGCTGCTTTTGCTGGTCGCGTTGCTGGGTAGCTTGCTCGTCTGGGATGGGGCCTGAGTCCTGCTGCATCTGTGCCCACTCTTGCAGCTGCAAATCTCGCGAATCCGCCCCTTGTATAACGAAATCTTTAAGCCCGATCGCATTCTTAAAGGCCACCAGATTGTCGGGCAAGTTCATGCTCTGGGCGAGGACGGGATCTGTCGCCGCCGCGCCTTTGAGCATTTTCCATGTGTTAGAAGTTTCGGTCCACGACTCTGGGAAATTCTGATCGGTAACCGGCGCGGAAAGAAATCCACCGCCGCGGAGAATTCTGAGGTCGATGCTGACGGTCTGATCATCCCCTTTATCGCTGGATACGGTTGCCTTAATTGATTCCCCGTCTCGTTTTCTCGCGCATAGTGCCGCTTGCGCCCTGATCTGCCCTGCGAATGCAAGATACGGAACCCAGACGATGGACATCAAGCCGAGAGAAGCGTCCCGCATCTGGGCATATCCCTTGGCGGTCGTTTGATCTTTGTCCGAGTCGCCAAATAGGGCAGTAGAGTTACCGGTTACGAATTGCGAGAGTGGCCCCTGGAGATTTTCCAGCCATTCAGAAAACCCACCGGGCATGCTGACGGTGGGCTCTGGGAAAAAACTATTCTCAAGCGGTTGCCCCGGACTTGGATTCTCGAACCCGCTATATTCGCCGTAACGCGAGAATTGTTCGAGGATGGCCTGTAGTTCTTCCGGTCCGGCGTCGATGTGAATGCGGGGGATGCACTTGTGCAGCATTTCCGAGTACATGCCGACCGCATCGTTAAATTCCATCTGGATAGGAATGAGCGCATCACTCAAAGATGGCCGCGAGTTTCCATTTCCCGGCATGGCGTGGCAGACCCGCACCTCTTTGTTCATCGCAACCGCTTCGGCTCCGCAATACACCGAACCAAACCATTTCGTGCGGCAGCCCTGCGGAAAGATTCCCTTGGTCTGAGTTACCGTTCCATCTTCATTCTTCGTCTGACCGCCAATCCAGAAGGCTTGCTTCGCTTTATCTAAATCCCGAAACGCTGATCGCCTTAACCACACCGTATCTTCCGTGACCATGTGAGCCAAAGTGTCTGAGGAAATCTGCGCGATATTTTCGGCGACGGCAATGCGCGACATGCGCGCGATCTCGCCGTTAGGCGTCAAACCCTTCGAAGATTCCTGAATCTTGTCGGCAAACTCAGGATTCTCGTCTTTGGCAGTGAGCACGTCGATTTCTTGCGAGACGATGAGATAGGGCCACTTCTGAAACGGCTCAACCAGCGGGCACTTAGTTTCAAGCACCCCGTAATACTTAGTTAGCTCGGTTTCTCGCGGAACTTCATTGCCCTCTTCGTCTTCATCGACGCCAACCGAATCTTCGCTGGGCTCGCTTTTGGTTACAGCGATGACCCGGCCATCGGTCCAAAACAGCCGGCCCACTTCCTGCTGGGCAACTTGGGGCGGATTATATTTCTCGTAGACCTCGACGTACTTTTCCGCTTCGGCGGCGGCCTTTGCGCTAGCTGGGTCGCCCGGCTTGTCGGGCTCAATTCGAGTAGGGGCGGCGCTCTGCGAAAACACCGCAATAAAAATCTTCCCGTTCTGGGTGTAGATATTGAAGTCGCCCTGAAACAGATCCTCTTCGTTCAGGTTGTCAATCGAACCGCCGTTCGGGCCCACCTGGAATTGCTGCGTGTCCGCGTTCCAGAATCCGTGCTGAATCCCAATCCAGAAATATCTCCGCAAGGTGCAGCGGATAATCTCCACCATCCGGCCCCAGAGGTCGCGCTTTCCCGCGCAGGTCTCGATGATGGAGCGCAACTCCGCGACCTTATCTTCCGGCAACTCGGTGAAGTTCGGGCCATAGTCTGGCTCCTCTGGCTCCGTTGCTTCGCCGGTGACGTCAGTCGATGGAGTATCTAAAATTGCTTCCATGCAGGAATCGTTGCGCAGTAAATGACTTTAAGCGGTCAAACTCGTAGTTCCAGACTGCGACCGCCTCTTGCCCGGTACGGAAGTATTCGCCGCACCTGCGAATGTGCGACTCCCCTTCGAGGCGGAGCGCGTCAATCGCAATGAGCAGTTGGATATTTTCTTCAATCAGTTGCGGTAAACCGTGGGCCATTCACTAATCGCGATCATGCCCTTTTTGCGGGCTGTTGCGTTCGGCGGTTACCGAATCTCGACTGTCCGCTGGCCCTACGGACAGTTCTTCGCGAGGTAGTTTGCCCTGCGCCTTTAGCTGATCGTGAGCGAGGGAGTGCGCGATCTTCCGCAAGTCTCTGCGGAATTGAATGAAACGCTGCTCGGGCAAGTTAGTAGTTGGAAACGACCGGAGTCCAGCCAAAGGCGCGCACTTTGATCGCGCCCGCCGTAGGGTTGCCGCCAGCGCAGGTAACGACGGCCGCTTTGTTGGCCGCAATTTGCACGCCGGTAGCTACCGCCGCGATGGCTGTATTCCAGGCCGCGCCGCTGTTGACCGCGGTGGTTCCGGCGGTGAGGGTGGTGTTATTGGCTGTGAAGCGCGCGGCGGTAGTGCCGTCGCCGATTTCCCAGCCCGTGCAGCTGCCGGTGATCGCAGTCGTGACTCGCCCGATCGTGCCGAGCACAATGGAACTAACCGGGAAGAAATTCGTCTGGGTGCTGGTCGTGGTCGTGCCGCCAGTAGAAAGCGTCATTGGGCCGGTATCGTTGACCCAATACACCGCTCCACCGCCGTTGTTTCCGGCGTCGTTGACCGCTTCCTGATAGCCATTGTCGCCGGATATGACTTTCGCGCCGTTGCCATGCAGATTGGAAAATGATGCTGTGATCTGGCAAGTGGCGAAGGTGACATCCAGTGCCGGTCCTTTGTTGCAGTTCTGCACCGCAGTGATGGTCACGGTTTCGGAATTGCCATCCACAATGCTCAACGGCACCCCGACGGCAAAGGGGATAATCTCCCGCCCGTCCTGTAAGATGGCCGAGCCGGAACTCAGCAGGATGGTTTGAGAGCCGGTGGAAGCGTTGCCGGTCACGATGTAGTTGTGCCAGAGCGCGTAAGACGGCGCGTAGAAAATGCCGCCGATGTAGGACTGGTTCGACCCTGGGGTGGTGTTGATCTGGGCAAACCCTGACGTTAAGCCCAGAGAAAATAGGGCACAGATTGCGAGTGCCCAGACTGCGATGCGTTGTTTCATGGTGTTATTTCTCCTTGGGCGTTTTGCCCGGTACAAAGTAATATCGCCTGATGAATTCCGTTTGCAAAGAAGCGGGATGCAGGCTGGAAGTTCTGGATGTGTGCGGAACATGCGGCGGTGAAATCACCAGACTTACACATAATCGCCGCAATCACTTTCGTATCGAAATGCGCGACGAGCTTCTGGTAAATGGCGCTGATTTAACTTTCGACAAACAATGCATTGGGCCATCTCACCAGTTCACGAGCGCGGCTACTTGCTGTAAGCTCCCGACAAATCCGGAACGTCGCTGGAATCCGTAGGCGTGTCGCCACCGCTCAGATCGTCGTCCGCCTGGTCGCCAGAGCCGTCCTGTTCGCCGAACATCTGATCTTCGAAGTCTTTGGCTTCGTCGTAGCTGCCGTGATCGGCTTCCTGAGTCTGGCCTTCGGGGTCGGTGTGTGAAGAATGAAAGCCGGATTCGTTCTGGTCGATGGTGTGGTGATGAAAGCCGTCGCCTGAAGTAGCGTTCGGGTCGGCGTTGGGGTCGGTCGGGTCAACCGCTGGTTTGGTTGGGTCCGCAACCGGCGGGCGTGAAGGACGAATGTTGCCGCCAAAGTTAGATGACATATGCATGGATTACTCCTTGTCAGCGCCTAAGATCGCTGGGTCGGTTGCCAAATCGATCACTGGTGAAGCTGTGTTTTGTTCCTGAACTTGCTGGATGGATTCAGGAGAAGGGAATTCGTAGACGGGCAAGCCGCTGCCTGGTCCGAGGCCCTCTGGGTTGTCGGGGCGCACTTTTCGCTCACAGCTGCTGTTCGTCGCAGTTCCCGGCACTGGTAATGCTATTAAACTGTCAATTCCCACTAAAATAGCGACCGGGGTCGCCTCGTTAATACCTAACCGCTCTGCGACTTCGTGAAAGAATCTGTCGTATTCATCAAGTTCAGCTTCGTAAGTCGCGGCAACTGACGGCAAATCTTCCCACTCCCACTCCCCGCCACCCCGTTGAGTGGCAATCTCGCTCTGCGTGGTGATCTTCTTTTCCCGCAGCCACTCCCGCGAGAATTCGTGCGAGGCGTGTACGACGTCATAGACCACCTGAACTTCGGGGATGTATCCGGGACGCTTGCGCGCAACCTCGGTGTCACGCTGTGGCGCAATGAAGGCGAGATGCAGCAAAGGTTCGCCATTTTCGCCAAGGTGCGATGGTTCGTTGTCGCGCGCCGCGAGCACGATAGCGTTATACGTTTTGCCGAGACTCTGGTAGAGAACTACGTCGCCTGCTTTAACCATTGGAGACTTCCTCTGCCGCTGGTTGCGGCGTGATGGCCTGAGCGATTAAGTCTCGGCCGCGTTGCTGAGTGTTATTGATGCGCACTAAATCTTTGAACAGTTTACGAAAGGGCTTGCGGCGATCTGCGAATTCGGTAAGTGGCAAGCCACTCACAACTTTCTTCGGCGGCTGCGGAGCAATCGTGCTTCTGGTGACCTTGCTCAACTGCGGGAATAAGGCCGAGCGCATGGTGTTCACTTCGGAACGTGCTTGATCGCGGTCTGCGATTAGGAGCGAGCACGAGGTCTCGTAGATATTCGAGACATGCCGAAGTTCGAAGACTTGGAAGACGATCACCCCCAGCGAAATCAATAAGGCGAGCGAGAGGATAATGATCGGAGTCATCGGAGTTGTTTATTCCTCGCTATACTGACGCGCCGATAACAGGCGGCGAGTTTAAGTGCGGCCCTGATAGTCATCGCAATAATGAAGGCGAGATGCACCAATCTGGCCTCATCGCCGCCTTCTCAAGCTCCGCCGCTTCTGAAACTTCGCCATCAATTTCTTCTCATTCTCTTTGAACAGCACATGTTCCATAAATATCCGATTGAACATGGCGGCTAAATCCTGCTTGGTCATCACGCGCGCTCCGGCTTCGGTTGCAGCCTGAACCTGGTCTTCCGGAATGTCGCAAAGAATTCCATCCGGCGACATCATGCGAACCGTGTTCTCTTCACCGGAATTGGGAGACGCATTCGCCATCGTATAGCCGAGCAGAAAGGCTCCTGCTACCGCTTCTTCCGGCAACTCCGTCGCTATTCCGGCTGGCGATATAAGCCGCATCATTCCACCTTCTTGCCACCGAAACGAGTCCAGAAGTCGGTTCCGCTCGCCGCTTCAGTGGGCTTGGCGAAGGTCCGTCTTACGCTCTGGAATCTCTCTTCGAGTTGCACGGACTTCGGCTTCACTGGGCTCCCCAGCATGTGTTGAATTCCCATGCGCGCTGAGTCTGCTGGGTCGTCTCCAATCGTGTCCCCTTCGGCATAATCAACTTTAAGAACTGATTCAGTGTCGTCTTCATCGCGAATAAGCGTCGGCAGGCACTCGATCAACCGAGGGCAACTGTCTGAGATTTTCCAGTGATCGGTATCGAGGAGTTGAGCCATTAGACGATAGCCGGACATGCGCGAGCCTGGCGTTGAATCTGCGGGATGTGGCTTCGGGATTCCCGCTCCGAGCGCATCGCTCACGAGCTGCACAATTGACTTCGGATATTTGGGCCTTGATCGCGGACTGAGTTTTCCGGCGTCCCAGGAGAACGGGAAGGACTGCAACGGCCGATAGCCTTCGCCGAATCGCGCCTTCCATTGCGCCTCGCGTGCTGTGATTAACTGTCCCCACTCGATTTCGCCTACGCGGCGATTCCATATTTCGTCATAGGTGATGACGCGGTTGTGCTCGTCTTTCGCGTGCCAGTGCCAGCAGGCTGGATGTTCAAATCCCCAGTCACCCGAGATCCAGCGGGTATGCCAGGGCTTGAGCAGCTTAACGGCATCGGCAGCTTTGAGCACATGACGCGACTCCTCAAACTGCGGGAAATACTGACCGGTGTAAACGTTCCAATCGCCGCGGCCGACCATGCGCGCCATGTCTGGCGGAAGCGTGAGCAGGCGGTCGTGGTAGCCAGCCGGCAGATGTGGGTTGTCGCTCGACTTAGCTTTGACCAACACAAACTGATCTCTGATCGTTTCGAGCTCCGGTGGGAATTTATGGTCATGCCAGTAATTCTTAACCCAGGTGTGGCCGATGCCGCCGGGGTTGGTAGCCCCAAGGAATTTCGGCCGGTCGATACCGGGCCAACGCAGCCGAAAGCGCAACCAGTTAAAAACGCTGAGAGGGTTGAGCGTGACTTCATCAAGAGCGACGGCCGCAAACTCTGCGGACTTGTACTTCTCCATTTTGTCCAGATTGCGCAGCGCGATGACGCCGCCGCCGAACTCCGGGCGCAATTGAAAGTTCCATACTTTTTTGTAAGTGAGACCCCCGAGCCACTTCGGAAACTCATGCTCAATTTTCGAGACCTGGCGGTCCTGAAGGTTGGGATAGTCTTCACAGAACAATCCGGCAACGACATTCCGCAGGCCGAGAACCTTAAAGCACCAAACCAGATAGAGAACCAACCACCAGCGCAGGATGTAGCTCTTGCCGCCGCCAGCTTCGCCACCGAAGAGAACAAAATCATGTTCTGCGATCGCATCGAGAACTTCACGCTGTCGCTCAGTTGGGTTTACCAGCCGTTCGAGGCTTATCCGGGGCGGCTGGCATAAGGATGTCGCCAAAGTCTACGTCCACCGACGATTCGCGGGTGTCGCCGATGAAGACGCCTTGCGCCGGTTTGCCATCGCGCCGATCCGTGAGGTACTGCCGGGTCTCTTTCCTAAGCCGCATGTCTTTCGCGAGCAATGGTTCCCACCAGCCGCAGATTTCACAGTGACAGATCCGGTGCTCGGCGAATTTCTCGCATTCTTCGGGGAGCGGTTGATCGTGGACCTTGATGCATTTGCAGCGGCGACTCCGGTGGTCAACACAAACCTGGCATTTGCACTTGCGTTCATGCTCTGGCGCGCCGTCCATCGCGAGGACTTCGGTCGCGATACCTTTTGTGGCGATCTGTTCAATCCGAGGTTTTTCCCTTCGGCCGGCATTCTCTCGAGCTCCACCCCTAGGCACACTCGAACCCCGTTTGAAAAATGCCCCAGAAATTCAAAGAAATCAAAGAAAACCAACCCCTTTTCAAGACAATCAAACGATCGCACGTAGGCCGTTGTAGCGTTTTCATTAACTTGCAAATTTCAGATTGCATGTCCACGGAGCAGTCAACTCGTTTCAGCTCAAGCAGATGTTTGATTGTTTTTGATTTCCGGTGAGGTTTTTGCCGCTATTCCGCTCGATTTTGCCGCTAAGTCGTTGATAGTGCAATTCGGTCGAATTGCACCGAGCGCATTATGCAGCCTGCTCGCGTTTGCGCCTGCGATTGATCGTCCACCTGCTCGGCCCGACCTTCGGGTCAATCTTCGGACCTGGGATACGGCCGGCCGATCGCGCATGGGCCAGCCCCGCCTTGGTGCGCTCGCTTATGTTATTTCGCTCAAGCTCTGCGAAGGCGGCCATGATTCCGAAAATCACTTTGCCCATCGGCGTCGTCAAATCGAAGTTTTCGCTGTAGCTGATGAACGCGACCTTCGCGGCTTTCAAATCCTCGACCAGATTGAGCAGATCGCGCTGCGATCGTCCGAACCGATCTAGCTTCCACACCACGACTGCATCCAGGTCGCGCAGTCCTTTGGTCGCATCCCGCATGAGTTTCTGAAGTTCCGGCCGGCGAGTGTCTTTACCGCTCAATCGATCGACATATTCCGCTATGATCGTGTGATCGTTTTTCTTGCACCATTCGCGCAACTCGCGGAGTTGCACTTCTGGATTCTGCCCTTCATAGCTATGGCTGAGTCCTTTGTGTTGATCGGGAGTTTTTCCGCAGGTCACGCAGTTCTTCGATACGCGAGCGTAGAGGGCTACTAGCATCCGAAAGTTTCCAGCAGATTCAACCGGTAGACCTTCAACTCTTCAGGCAGCATCTTGAAATTGTGGCGCTCGGCAAAGTCACAAGTAGATCGATCGCGGCAGAGAAAATATAGTTCGCCGGCATCTCTGCGATAGGCTTCCCCGACCGCGCGCTCTGCCAATCTCGTAATCGCCGCCGCTGTCTGCCTCTCGGTCAACCCCTGACGAAAGATTAGATTTTCCAGCATCAAGGGCTGCTGCACAGGCAAATAGGCCATGCGCCCGGATTCGCCGATCGCGCACAGCGAGAAAGTGGAGTCATGGTTGAAGATGTCGAGATCCATCAAATCGCCGTCGAGTGTAGCGGGTCGCCAGCGCAACATTTCGTCGCGCTCTTTCTCGCTCGCGATTTTGACGACAATTCGCTCCATGATCTTACCGGCTCGCGCGGACAGTGACGGCGGCGCCGGGAGCAGTGACGCAGAGCACGCGAATAAATCTAGCCTTAGTCAGCAATTCGATTCTCGCGGTCCCGCTGGCGTTCACGTTGGCGGAAGTAATCTGTCCCGGCGTGGCGCCGTTGAAGTTGATGCTAGTGAAATCCTCGCCCGCCGTGTCGCAGATGTCCGAATCCTGAATCTGGAATACCCCTGCGCCAATTCCGCCGGGGCATTCCAGCTGGATGGAGATGTAAGCCGCGCCGTCGGCGTTCGCGGTGTTGGCCTGGACGGCGACTGCGATGCTCGCTTCGCCCGAAGCGGGAATCTCGTTATTGAACAAGAGGGCTGGATTGGCATCTCCCGCCGCGATCATCTGTAACGGGGAATTCGAGGTAGCTTGGGAGTTGTAGGCTGGGGACATAAGGTTTTTGCTTTCTCAGATTAGATCGTGCGAGCGCACGTAGCACTTATCCAGCTTCTCCCGGCCCACGCTGCGCAGATAGCGGGGATTGCAGGTCTCGTTAGAGATGGTCAGGTGCATTCGCAAGGGTTTCCGCCTGGCGCAGCCGCTCGATGCGAGCGCTAGAATTATCAGAGCGACGACTCGCACGACTATTTACCGCCGTCCGACGCACTCTCTGTCGCGCTCCTGACAGCGTTGCAGCCAGTACCCGGCCCGCTCGATCACTACCGGGTCATTGAGCGACAGGCCCTTACTTCTCAACTCATTCAGGAAATTCGCTGCCTCGGCGCGTCTTTGATCCATCAACATGATTTCCCGTGTAAATAGCTCTCTGACTTTCTCCACCGAGAGCACGGCCTGGCTGTGGCATCTCCCGCAGCCGCCGTGTACGTCAAGTTCGCCGACGAAGTAGCAGTTGCCGCATTCGTATTGTTCCGTGGTGTTCATTTCAGATAGCTGAAGGCGTTCGGTACCAGTGGCAGCAGCGCCTCCAATCCTTTCAACGCCAGTCCCGAGATAATAGAGATCAGGGCGACGTTCTTTATTTTGCAGAAACAAAACTTTTTCTTGAGCTCGGCGATTTGAATGTCTTTCTGTCGGATCGCTTTCTCGTTCTCGCGAGTCTTGGCCCAGCCTTCGTTGATCGCGCGCAGCATGTCCTTCGGATTTGGTTCCTGGTATTGCCGGCTGCGATCGATGGCGTCCACTGTGCCGGCGAGAATGGCGATTCCGGGGATAAGCTTTTGATCGGGGATCGTCATCAGTACGCGCTCATGGCCGCGAGCTCCGGGGCAGTGTGGCGCGCGAAGATATTGCGCGATGAAACACTGAGCGTGCGCGTGCTCAATTTGCCGCTCAATTTGCCGCTTCTCGCTGGGTCGGCTCTTTGTCGGTACAACCCATGCCGATGCAGAAGGCCGCGATCGCCAGCGTGAGGCATTTCGTAGTGGAGTTTGTCGCCGTAATTATTTTGCTTGGCGAAGGGTAAGAGGTTCCCGATCCCAATGGGGCCGTCCCAAACTTTTACGATCTTGTCGGTTTTGTCGAACAGGAACACTTTCCCGTTATCGACGAATTTGCCGAGCTTGGCGGCTTTCAGTTGGTGTAATTCCGCACGCTGGCGGAATTCACGGGGACGTTCAACACAGCGAAGCTGTCCCGTGTAAAAGCAGGGAACTAGATCAGTGGCAGGCATGAATGAAGTTTGGAGGGTATTTCGGGGCGCACTTTTCCCGAGAGACGGGTGTGCTTTAAAAAGCGCCGGGCAGCGACCGGGTATGAGAGGCTCTTGGGGAGAGAGCACTGGAATAAGGGAACCGCTAAATGGAACCGCTAAAGCGATAACTCTATTCGGAACCGGGTAGGGAAGCGAAGTTACGACGGTGTAGGGGCGGTTGGGGTGGGACAGACCTTTTACGGTTTCAGCTTTTCGACCAGATCAAGAAAATTCTCGTGAGCGGCTAAGTATTCCTCGTTCAGTCGGTCATGCGTTGTGCTATCTACCCCTCGCTGAATGCCAGCGACCAGAGCAGCACCCGCATCGTCCTTCCTTTTCTCGGCAGCCTTGAGTTCTTCAATCGTGGGTCGCATATTACGCCTTTTCCTTCTTCTGCTTGCTCCAACGCGCTTGGGCGGCGCGGCGGGCGGATTCCTTGCGCTGCTCTTTGGTCATTTTCCTAGCTAGGGCTTTGCCGCCCATTCGAGCGAACTCCGTGATCGTCAGAGGCTTTGCCACGAGGGAGACTATGACACAAAATAATCATGCGTGCAAGTACGAATTTGGTTGACATGCGTGCAAGCGCGGATTAGGATTCCTCTTGTAATGACGTACACGCTTCAATTCGTAGGACGCATCGGACTTTGGGAGCTTCGCGTGAATCGGTGCCGGATACGCTTTTTTACTAGCAGGTACGGCGCGGAACGATTGATCACACGCTACCGAAGAATGTTGGCAGTCCAAAGCTAGACGGACCGACCGGGTGCTACCAACACCCGATCAGCCCTAAACAAATCAAGCCTAACAAGGAGGCTTCAAATGTCTCAGAGCACTCTACCAGTTCCATCCCTCTCCGAATTTCCACAACCTGATCTCAGCACCACGATCATCACCCCTACCGACGAGCAACGGCGCGAACGTAACGCCGCCATGCTGCTCGAACTCTGGGCGCTCGGCGAAAAGATGCTCACGCAGGCAGTCGAACTTCCTCGCCCGAAGCCCGATCCCCTCACCGTCGCCCTCAACGGATTCCCCGACGTGCACAGCTATTACGCCTTCGAAGCCGCGCGCGATGAGTACTGATATTTGGCTCTTTGTCCGCTGCTTGTTCTGGGTCGGCTGCTTTACCGGGCTGATCTTTTCGCCCGCAATTTGGGCTGTGGTCTACCACTTCACGAAAAGGAGAAATCATGGATAACAGTCTGCCGCTTAATCTTCCTTTCAATTGGAAACTTTGGCCTTTTCGCCGCTCCGAGGCTCTGGTTCCTGCACGTCCGGCCTTGCCGGAAACTTCAACTCCTACGGACTTGCTTCGCATCGCCGTTGCCCAGAATGCCGACCTGGCAAAGCTTTCGCAGCTTATGGATTTACAGGAGCGCTGGCAGCGGAGTGAAGCCAAGAAAGCCTACGTGGAAGCCATGAACGGCTTCAAGGCGAATCCGCCGCAGATCACCAAGAACGAGGTTGCCAAGTTTGTCGGCAAGAATGGCGAGCTCGTCGAGTGGGAATATTCCACGCTTGACCACATTCATGATGCCGTTCTCTCGGAACTGAGTCGCCACGGCATCTCGCACCGCTGGATTGTCGAACAGCCGCAGCCAGAGACGGTGCGTGTCACCTGCGTTTTGACCCACAAATTCGGACACAGCGAACAGACTACGCTCGAAGGTCCCGTCGATCATTCCGGCAGCAAGAATGCGATTCAGGCCATCGGATCCAGCGCGAAATATCTGGAGCGCTACACCCTGATGGCTGCCACCGGATTAGCCGACGCGAGTCCGGACACTGATGCCCTCGCGTCCTCACCCGCCGAGAAAACGAATCAGGTTAGTGATTTCATCCGCGCGATCCAGAAGGCCGCCAATATGGAACAGCTCCGCATCGCCTTCGCCAACGCATACAAAAGCACCAACGAACGGAAGACGCAAGCCGCCTACATCACCGCTAAGGACCAGCGACGAAAGGAGCTCCGATGAACTCTCCACTCCTGCTGGAGCAACGCACCGAAGCCTGGCGCATGGCTCGCGCAGGCAAGGTCACGGCTTCCTGTATCGCTGACGTTCTCGCTAAAGTCAAAGGACGCGAGGCTACCACCCGGGCCAACTATCGGGCGCAGATCATCGCCGAAGTTCTAACCGGGACACCAGCAGATAATCCTTTCGTGAGCCGCCCCATGCAATGGGGAATCGACACAGAGCCTTTCGCGCGCGCCGCTTATGAGCTGAAATACGAGGTCATGATTGACACCGTTGGATTTGTCTTGCATCCCACGATCGAATCCTTTGGGGCATCGCCGGACGGGATGATCGGCAAGGGCCTCGTTCAATTCAAATGTCCACACACCGCAACCCACATTGAATACCTGCTTAAAGGCGATGTGCCAGCCGAATATCAGCACCAGATGTTGGCAGAGATGGCCTGCACCAATGCAGCCTGGTGCGACTTCGTAAGTTTCGATCCGCGCCTCCCTTCCGAACTGCAACTCTTCGTCCGCAGATTCCCGCGCGACCAAACTCGCATTGCCGAAATCGAGCTCGAGGTAACGAAATTTCTGGCTGAGGTAAAAGACATGCTCGTGCGGCTCTCCTGTCTGGGCGACATGGAACCGCTGCTTCGCAAAAGCGTCGAAATCGCCAAACTAAAACACGGGCCACAGCCGATCGTAGCCATCCTGGATCAGGGGAGGGAAGATTACGCATGAGACTTTCTCACCGCAAGTCACGACTCAGCTTCATCACCAACGCTACGGCCCGGTATCGGGGCAAGGACCGGGACATCGTAATCGAAGTCTATCCCGACCATGCCGCTGTACGATTGCTTGGCACAAGAACGCGCTACGAAGTGTCCTGGCGCGGCGTTTTCGACCTGGCTGCCGAAATCTATGCCCGCAAGGAACGCGAGCGCAGGAAGGCCGCCAGAGGGAAGGGAGGGAAGGCGTGATGGAAAAGAATTGGCAGTTAATTCAAACACCTCAACGTGGAGATGGTCGCGCCGATTTTGCAATTCACGAAACCGGAGAAAGACAGAATCGCGATGGCGACACGATTTATACAGTTGCAACTGTTGTGCCTTCGTATAAGCCAGAGGAGAGACCGTGGATTCACGACTACACGCCGGAAGAAGCTACGGCCAATGCCCACCTGATAGCAGCGGCGCCGGACCTCTACAAGACTCTGGAGACAGCGCATCATGCACTCGTCAGTTATGCATTCGGGAACTCTTCCCCAGAATTGGCGGAAGAGATGGTTATAGCCGTAGAGGCCGCTCTTGCCCGCGCCAGAGGCGAGAAATGACCTTAGACGACATCTGCATCTGCGGGCATAGCAGACGAAGGCCAAGTGAATCGTAGAAGGCCCATCCCGCGCACCCGCTCCTACCCGGAAGCCTCGTTGCGCTACGAAACTATTCTTGGAGGATCTGTCCGCAGATATTCTAACGGACGCGAAGTTTGCGCCGATTCTCCCGCAGGCTGGCGAGAATACAAACGCCGGGTAGAAATCATGGTCCGCCGGCAGAACTTCTGCTGCTGCCTCTGCAATTGCCGTCTAGCCCTATCGCAAGCCACGTTTGAACATCAGAGACGCAGAGGGATGGGCGCGGCGTGGCGGGATGACAGAATTACGAAGGACGGGCAGGATTGGAATGGGGCGGCGCACTGGACGTGTAATTCAGCTAAGGGTTAACGCCTTGGGAAAGGTGAGCAAAAGTGTACAGATTCCCATCCGCTTAACATTGCATCCTTACTGCAACAATGCCACCAGCATTCTACGATTGGAAGCTCCAGCTTGTCAGCTCTGCGGGTTCCACCAGTTCGCCGATCCTGCAACTCGGCGATCGCGTGCTCGAACTATTCTGGCGCGATGGTTGCGAACCCAACATGAGCGCACTGCTCGATTACGCGCAGGCGGGATTGTGCCGACGATTCAGTATCAGGGTTTCTGGAGACGCGGTGGGACAGGATAGTGCGGAGAGTTAGTTTACTTTCCAAACTCCCGCATTGTGCCGCCGCAGTCCGGCACCGGACAACCAAAATCTCCCTCGTAAGGCCCGCCGTGATCGTAGGCGTCTTTCGTTTCGCACTCGCCAAGCCGGAACGTGCTCCCGCAGGTGTCGCAAACCATGGGGACATCTTCGATTGAACCGAGCGTCACACCTTCACCCGCTGGCGCATCAAATAATCTTCCTCGCTCCAATGCAGCGCTCCCTCGTAGCAGCGAGAATTGTCGTTGCAGTATTTTACGTTGCGCACCAGGGTGCCAGAGGGTAAGCTGCGCGGGCCGATGTCCACTTTGTAGACGCTGATTTTAGAGTCCGGGCGTTCTTCGTGGCAGATGTCGCAGCGCCAAGTGAAGGAATCGAAACGGCTCATTTCGCGGCTTTCTCTGTGCGATAAGGCGTGTAGTTGGGGTTGCCCTCGTTGAGGCGGTTCAAAAGCGAATATACGGTTTTGATATCTTCGAGGTCGTTAGTCCGAAGAAATTCAGACGTTGCTAGGCCGAGGCAAACAAGCAAGAATTCGTAATCCTCCCGGCTCATGGCGAGGATCACTTGTCCGTCTTTTTCGCTATAAGCCATTGCAGTTGCCTGCCTGAATTCGGTTTTCGGTATGCGGTAGATTGAATCTCAAGCCGCACGTGTAACACTTAAAATCTTCTTCCTGCCGAAACAGGTTGCCAATCCAAATTACGTGCATCGGGCCGTCTTCGATCTGGTTTGGGCATTTCGCCATCATCGGGGCTCCTGTCCGTCTTTTCCTTTGGAGTCGGTCACCAATCAAGCCTTTTCTACATCTTCAAAATTTGCGTTCGGTGCGTAATTGCTGCATGTCATGTTTTCGTTAACGCTCGGCGGATCATCCACTGGACCGCCATATTTGTAATAAATGCGTTTCGTTGGGTCGAGGCATTCTCCCTTCGCCTGATCGCCTAGCAAATTCCGGCTGAACCACTTACACCCGTCACCGCAACAAGGACCGCTCATCGTCTCACCTGTCTGTCACGCTCTTGGTTGGCCATCAATTGTGCTCGTGCTTCTGAATAAATTCGCGCATCGTGGCGATCATGGAATCGCGCTCGCAACTGCTCATGTAGAACAACGCGCCGCCTTCGCCATAGGATGTAATCAGCAGCGTGAAGCCATAGCCCGCTGGCATCGAGGCTTTCAGCTCGCGCCCGATCTCTTTCAGCTTTTCCTCTACTTCCGGATTACGCACTTCAAAGCTCACGAAACCTCCCTCCATTCCTCCTGCGACCGCGTCGCTTGAGAAAGTTCCAGCAGCCATTCCTTGACATCGGTGAGGTCGCACAATTTTCCGCCGCCGGGCAACCGCGCTTCGTAGGCTTCTTCCGCTAGCAGGCGCAGCATGTCGGCGGGTGTGCGAACTGCAAGCTGGGCGGCCAGTTCAGAAATTTTCATGCGGCATCTCTCCAGCGCTTCGGGCACTCCACGATTTTGTCTACGCCGAAGAGGATCGCCAGCACCAGCACTCCGGCGATAACCAAAACAGTCAAGGGAACAAAGGCAACGGCCACAATCACAATCGCAGCCGCGTTACGAAAGAAGGATTTCATGCGGCACTCCTCTCCGTGCTCGGCTCGATTCTCTGCGATTGAACCAGCGACCAGGGCCAGCGAAATTTGTTCACCCGGATGTAGGACTCAGATTTCAGTTGAGTGTGAATGCTGAGTTCGTGCGGGTGAGAGCGCTGGGGGCAGGAGCAAAGAGGCAGGACTTTGATTTCCTGACGGGGCGCTGATTCGTAGGCTTCCGTCGCGGCTTTGCGTTGCCGATCTACTTCGCGCTTTTCCGGAGACGAATTGTAGGATTTGGTGCCGAGGCCGTAAGGAGTCACAGCGGCGGCGAGACGTTCGGTTGATTCAGTGAAGCCGAGAGTGAGGGTTTCGCTCATGCGTGCCTCCATGCTTTCCGGCGCGGCGCCGGAGAAACTTTTTTGAATTCAATCACTCGACCACGTGCAAACCGCCTTGGGGCAGGGACCCCGAATGCTCTCTGCCAGCGCGTTGCCGCGTAGACAAGAATCAAGCCCTCGCCCAATCCCGTCATCCAGAGAACTTTCCAGATGCAGTAGGCGAAGAGGTAGAGGTTCAGGAGCTCGTGCATCAGGCAACCTCCGATTTTGCGTCGCTTCGCACGATCGTGACGGCAAACGCGACGGCTTGCGAAATGTCGTCTGGTGCCGGCGAGACGCGACAGGTAACCATTTAGCTTGCCTCCCCCACCGTCCGCGTGTACGGCGCAATCTTTTCTTCCCCACAATTCGAGCAGTGTCCAATCAAGCCGATCGCGCACTCCATCTCCGCCACAAAGCGTTGCTCGGTTTCGCAGTTCGAGCACCAGCGCATCCACTCGACTGCTGTTTCAAGGACGGCAACTTTCGCCTGGTCGGAAGCGAAGTTGCCGCCCTCAGTTCCAACGGAAACAGTCAGCG